GGTATTTTCCAGAGTGAAGCATGCGCGCAACATGTGGTCATCAAACTCCGCGTACCGGATCGATGCCGCCCGTGAGATCTTGTGCGGGTGCAGTTTATACACGTAGTAGCCAGCGAGCAGCATCTTGAATTTCATGGTCTGCATCGCCCGCCATGCTCGCTCGATCTGGTGGGCGTCGTGCTTCTGCGCGTCGGTAGGAGGCAGGCTCGCATCATCGTATTTGTACGCACCCGCCTGAACTGCCAGACGATGACAGATAATGCCTGTCGGGCTTATCCCGCGCTTGAGCTTGGGGCGCATGATCCAGCCCCAGTTCTCCAGGCGCTCGTGCAGCTCATGTGAAATCCGTACTCTGAAATCCTGTTCGCGCATATTGCCCTCAGAAAATAATTGCTCCAAGCCTCGGCGGGCCTTGTTGGGGCGGCTGTTGGCCGCACGTTCCTGCTTTTGTTGCAGCACCCTGCAGGGGTCCATGCGTTCCCACTGCTCCGACCAAGACATCAGCGCCTCCACACCGGGCTGTTCTCCAGCCCGTTGCCAGTAGCGTGTATCCCGGTCATCGGCGGCTGTGCGGCGTTGATATCCACTATCCGGGGCGGAATCCACACGTACCTGACGAATCGCTCACGCCTATACGGCGCCGGAGTAATCACCGGGGCCTGCAATGCAGGCTGCGCCCTCACCCAGTCGATGACAAATGCTGTCAGGCCGCTTGCGAGCGATTTGCCCCGGATGGCGTAGGCAATCTGAGCCATCGTCGCCCCGTTGGATATGACCTTGCCCTGGGCACGCAGGTGTGCGATGGCGTCGCGTTTGACTTGCTCTATGCTCATAGCCCTATCTCCACAAGTACAAATCCCTGTTTTTGGGTGTCGACCGCCGCATCGAGCGTGATGGGGCGGAAGCACCGGTCGTCCACCCCCAGCGCCTTGGCAATCCCGTCCAGGTTTGCTTTGCTGGCAGCCAGAAGATTGTCCAAGTCCCTGTGACGGTTATCGGGTGCGACGTATGTGATCCGCACTCCGACCGTCTTGGCCAGCAGCATCTTGTTGCGGCCCAGCGCTGCCAGCGTGGACATATGCCCATCCTGGCGGGCGCGTACCTTGGCGTCCTGCGATCCGCCCCAGTGCCGTCCGTTTTTGCGGTTGGGCATGAGCCTGGAGTCGACCCAGGGCAGCTTTATGGTCAGGCGGTCAAGGGTCAATTCTGTTTCTCCTTCCATTGCTTCATGATTTCCCGCTCCAATATCCTGCGGGCAGGCTCCCCGCGTTTCTTCTCCACCATGTCCAGATACTGGCGGCGGGCCTCGCGTGTGGGGAACCCCAATACGTGCCTAGTCTCGCACTCCAGGCGGTGCTGATCGGTGTAGAAGGCGTGTTCGGCGGGGGTCATGCGTAGACCTCCTGGGTACTGAATTTCACGTACTCATAGGGCCTGCGGTGTTTGTCCGTACTGTATTGTTGGCATGAGCGGTTAAAGAACAACCACAATTTCTTGCTCTGGATGTCGCCGTTACGCTGTTTGTGCAGTTCAAGCCTGCCGTCTGATTCATCGGGGCGCTCACCCTCTTCCTTATGATCTGCCCATACCGACCACACGTTATCGGCTGCATCCGTCAGTTTTGACGATCCGGACACATCCATCTTCCCTGGGCCTTTCTTCTCGTCCTGTGCCTTGCGAGGGTGTGCGACAAGGTGAATGTGGACTTGGTTGGCTCTGGAGAATGTGGCGAGCTTGCGCATTGCCTCTTTCTGGGCCGACATGGCGCCTGCGCCGTCCTCGGGTACGTCCGTCATCATGAGGCTGTCAATGACGAAATGACGGATGCCATACCTCTTGTAGCCGTACTTAAACACCTCCAGCAACCGGTCAAGCGTTGCGGTTTCGGCCAGATTGAATATCCAGGCGCGATCCCTGAGCCAGTTTTCTGCCGCATCAAGATATGCTTTTGAAGGGCGGTCCAAGCCTGTTAATTGCTTGGCCATCCTTCGGCCCTGCTGCTTGGGCAGCATTTCCCCCGAGAAAACACACATCTTCTCGCCCTGCTTGAGCAGCCCGATAAGGATCTGGTTCAGGATGAGCGATTTCCCATGACCGTTGTAGCCAGTCCATACTGACACCTCACCGGGGCGAAACTCGAACCAGTCGTATTCCGTTCCGTTCAGCGTCAGCACCGGATACAGGCTTGCGCTTCCCTCCGCAGGCCAGAAAGAGGCTTTTACTTCCCCCCAGAAATCCACCAACTGGCGCAGTTCCTCCGGATCAAAGGTGCGCGCACTGGCAATGCAGTGGTCAAAGTCCTTTTGCGAGAACCCGGCCTGCAGCGCCTCGTTGGCGTCTTTATGTTGGTCGAAGTGCACAATCTTGCAGCGTTCGATCCCAAGCCGGTTTGCCACTTCCCTGGCGCCCTTCTGGCCGGCATCGTCGTTGTCATAGCAGAGCAGAATTTCCGAGAAGCGATCCAGCCGATCCCAATCGTTATCGATCCACTGATGGTTCCCGGCTCCAGCATTGACGCTCAGTGCGGGGTAACCCATCTGGTGCAGCGTCATGGCATCAACCTCCCCCTCGCAGATCGCCACCTTGCGGACTGAAGGGTCAATCAGGTGCCAGCCGAAAAGACAAGGCTCCGCCTCGCCCTCCTGACGCATGTCCTTTTTCTCGGCAATGTTGCGGTACTTGCCGTTGATGTACTCGCCGTCACGCATGTAGGGGAAGACCGCATACACCTTATCGCCACGCTGGATTTCTGCGATCTTGAAATCCACGATGGTTTCCGCATCAATTCCCCTGCCCTGCAGCCAGTCGATTACCGGGGTGGAAGGGCGGCGCGCTTGAGGCTTGGCTGGGCGCTTGTACTCCTTCTTGGGTCTGATGATCGACTCGTCCTTGATGTTGAAGTGCGCCTTGATCTCGGTCAACGCCTGGGCGATGGACAGCGCTCTGCGCCCTGCCCACAGGTCGATCAGATCGCCGCCTTCCCCTGTGTTGAAATCCTTCCAAGTGCCCTTTTTGGCCCCAGTGATGCGTACCTTGAGCGATTGCCCTGGTTCGCCTGAAAGGCTCCCGACGCACCATTCGCCCGAGGCTTTCTTGCCGTTCGGAAGAAGATGTTCCGCCACATCTGCGGCCCGCTCGGCCAGGAATGCGCTGATCTCAGCCGCGTTCATACCGTTGTCTCCAATCGTTTTCCGTCGTGGAATTGGTGATAAATGAATTTGTTGCAACCGGCGTTCTCGGCGTCGAAACGTGACTCGAACCCCGCCTTGATCCACCACTCACCCTCGTCAACCATCTGCTTGCCTACAATGCGTGGCGCATTGTCCTGCGCTCTCGATAGCCAGTTGGTGAGGAATCGCGAGTAGTTCGATTTTTTGTTTTTTGGATTGGAGAGAATCCAAGCGGCAGCTTTCGAAAGCTCCGCGTCCAGGCTAAGGGCTGGATAGGCTTTTGCCCACACGAGTTTCAGGGCGTCGGGAATGTGTTCCCATTCTCCATCGGCGGAGAGCGAAATTTTTTCGCTCGGCGCTTTTGTTGTATTGTCTTTTGGAAGGTTGTCTTTTGTGTGTACCGATTCGGTACTATCGACCTGTACCGATTCGGTACTAGCAAATGACGATTTCGGTACACCCTGTACCGGATCGGTACTAGTACCATTTTGGTACACCTGTACCGATTCGGTACTAGTGCGCCATGTTGAATAGGCTTTGTTCATGCCCACAATTGACCCATACACGCCAGGTTGCTTCGTGATGACGTTCATCTCGGCCAGCTGATTCATTGTGCTGGTGGCGTGCGTGCGGCTCATGCCACATATAGATCCAATCTGAGAGGCTGATACGTCATCCTGCTTCTTGCCAAAGCCATATGTTTTACGCATGATGGCAAGCACCACCTTCAACTGGCGTCCAGTAAACGGATATGACAAGATCGCGTCGTACAGCTCGTTGGCGATCCTGATGTGCCCATCTTCCAGTTGAGGCAAGGTTTCCTTCATGCTCAATCCTCACCCAAGTGAAAACGCTTGAATATGGCCGTCACCACCGAATCAGGCAGCCAGCCATAGCAATACAGGTTCATAACGATGCGCTTGATGGCCGTCCTCACGCCGCCTCCCTATCCGCATGCACCACCCTTGCCAGAGGCTGGATGGCTTTTTGATAGAAAGCTTCGGTTGTCGGCGCCCATTTGTTTTTCCGAATAAGCGCCGCTCTGGTCTTGTCGACGTATTCCCATTCGATCAGCGGGCGCTCTTCCTTGGCGTGGATGCCACCTTGGTCATGCAAGGAATGGCAGCCGCGCTTGCCGGGCCGATCAGTGCAAAGAGGAAATGTCAGACTGTCACACGTTTTCATGCCGCCGCCCTTTCCGTAGTTGGCGTGCGCTGCCTGACTGAAGCCGACAATGCCGCACTTGGCGCAGGGAAGCGCCGCGACGTTCTTACGATGCGCCTCACTGCGCAATAGGCCGGGCTCTGTGCGCCCATGCTTGATGGCCGTGCCGACAGCCTGCGCCACACGCTGAGCCAGTCCTGGGCCTTTCTTGTCCCGGCTGCGCGGCTTCCAGGCGCTGCGCGCCATCGGCTTGCGGCTGGGCTTGAGGGTGGAATTGAAGGCGTAGATCATGAGAACTCGACCCCCCACTCGCTTGCGGCCTCTGCCTGTACTTTTTCAAGAAACTCGGTCATTTGGCCAACGTTCAGTTCAGCCGTACTCCAATAAACCTGTACGATTTCCCCGTCAGGCGTCTGGTATTCGTCTTTGAGCAGGTAGCGGCGTCGGAAATATTCCTTCCAGAATTCTTTCGGGTACTGGCGACCTTCCCACCATGCTTGTTGAGTGATGGCATCCAGCACTGGGCCGTGAAAGAAGCGGTTTTGTTCCAGCGTGCGCTTCTTCTCTTCTTCAGTGATGATTACGCGCAGAGGCCGCCCGCGCTCGTTGCAAGCCTTTGCGTTGGCGCGCACGAATGCGACCAGCGCTTGCCAGATTGATGGGCCTCGCAGGATGAACTCTCGGTAGATCGCCGCGCTCATGCCACGTCCTCCCCAGCTGCGCGCAGCGCATTGCGCTCCATGCGGTGCAAAATGACGCGGGCATCACGCAGCAGTGGCACAAGCCTGTCCGCTTCGGTCTTCGATATGACGCCATCGGCAATGGTCTCTGCCGTGACGCCGGCAATCTGGCCTATGGCCATACTGATGTCCAGAAACTTAGCTTGCAGCGCCGCAGCTTCGTTTTTCCATCCACCAGTAGGCGCTGGCGGTACCGCATCTACATGCAAGCCCTCCTGGGCGCATAACGCCTGGACCCAATCACGGGAGTAATCCGCGCCGGCCTCATCCATCCACTCGGAGAGCATGCGGGCCATCTCGACATCCATGGACTCGGCGTTCAGGCCGCGCAATTTGCGACGCAGGCTTTCCGGGTGGATCGTGATACCGCGACGCTGGGTCAAAAATGACGCTGCAGCTGCAACACCGCCTGCGGTTCGCCGCACGCAGTTGTAAAGGACATCGCGCCAGTCTGTATTTGTGTAGTGGTACGTCATCAGGTTGATTCCTTTGGTGTTTCAGCGTTTCACCATTGCGCCGCCTGGCTTACAGTGGCGCCATGGAAAAAGAAAAATCAGGGAAAGAGGTAAACCGGGCGGCCCCGCTGCCCGAGTCGGTCCATCAGGATCTGGTCACGCGCGCCGAGGATCTGGCCTACCAAGCCTTTGAAGATCCGACAAACGAGCATATCGAGTGGATCTACATGCGCCTTGTGCTCAACCATTTGGGTGGGAGCGGCACGGACGGGGCCGTGACGGCGCATTGAGGCGGCCAATCCCAGTCGGGTATGCTTGGAAATTCCAGTAACCAAACTTTTCCGAAAAGGATTAGCCATGACTGACACCGTTGAAATTCGATGCGCGAAGTGCGGAAGTTACGATTTCCGTTATGAGCGGGATTCCCAGGACCAGCTGAAGGCGGACGACGTTGTTACTTGCGCCAAATGCGGGGCGAGCGGTAAGTACGGCCCGCTCATGGAGAGCGCGAAGAAGCAAGCTATGGACAAGATCAGTGCCAGCTTCGGGAAACTGTTTAAGTAGCCGATCTCTGACCCCGGCCAGTGCTTTGATGGCTGGGCCGGTGTCAGCATGTGGGGTGAGGGTTGATTCATGCATGGCTG